TTGCGGGCAAAGTTAGTCTTACTGCGTCCTCCCCAATTATATCCCCAGATGATTTCATTCTGTGGAGTCAAAGTCTTATAATGTGTTGCGCTAGTTTCTAATTTATATTTCAAGAATGTCTCAGTCTTCAATGTGCCCCAGACAATAAACATTCGATTCGGTTTAAGTACACGAACACATTCATTTGTCCATTGTTCACACCATTGCAAATAGTCAAGTTCTGTTTTCCATTGCGAATCCCATCCCTTGCCACCATCAAATCCAATGAAATAAGGTGGATCAGTAACAACTAGATCCACCGAATCATCATCAAGTGTTGATAAGTATTCTAAACAATCAGATTGAGTTACACTGCTTTCAACCATGCAAAATCGGAGGGAAATCCATCCAGGAAGTAAGTCCCAGACTTCACACGTTTCCCACCGTGCTGGTTGTAGATCCAATTGCCTTTTTCATCCTGAACTTCTACTGCTTCACGAACAGTTGCTTTCTCTGCTTCGTAAAACTCCACTCGGTCAGGATACACAGCAATGAATACAACATCATCGTAATCCTGATCAGGGCGAATCTGTTGCCAGCGAAAGTGAGTGCCATCACCCCAAAGAAAAGATCCTTTGATCTCTTTTTTGCGGGTATTGACCTTACGATCGTGATCAGAATTTTCAGGTTTTTCAACCTTGAATCCTTGACCAGACATGTACTCTTCATACATGCGCTCGAAGAATTTACCTTTCTTCTTAGAAGACATGTCCTTCAATACTTTGAAGGGAGAGTGAGTGTAAGGGCACTTCGCTTTGTCAGCGGTGATCTCAGTGAAAGTCTGAGTATTTACGAAAGCGTCAGCGTTAAGCATGACCTACCTCCTGAATTACTACCTTATTATTATTGCATCAAAAAGGGATGCTGTCAAGCATCCCAACCAGTTCTGTGACTGTCCACTGTCACTTACGAAAACTTTTGATGTATTCATAATCAAACTTTTCTGCATCCGTAAAATAATCATCAGAACTTTCATCTTTTGATTTACAACCAGTCAGGAAAAAGTCATCAATAGTAGGATCAGCATGTGCAGTAAGTGTTGCACCATTATCTTTGAAATTATAGAGTTTAGATGATGAAATACAACATGCTGTGCCCTTTTTAACGTCAGTAATAATAAAATAATCCGCTAACTTGTCTTGATAATTTTTTGATTCTCTCCTATTTTTCAAAATTACACCTCTCACTGCCATCTGAGATTTGTTCTTGAATTGTGTTACTTTTGATTCGTAAGTTACACCATCGGAACTGACAAGATCCACACCAGGTAAATTAACTCTTTTCAGTTGTCCATTACTATAAACTTCATATGCAATTTCAATCAATTCTCCTGCTTTAGGAAAACGCAAGTTGTTATCAGTATATTGTACAAGATTTGGAATAAGATGTGCTAAACAATCCAGTTCAAAAGTTTTGAAATTAAGCATAGGATTAGCGTTTGATGGTAGAAATAGCGGGTTGACCTTGATTGAATACTGTATCAACAACTGCCTGTACTTTTCTTGAGGTAGTAATACCAACATTGTCATAGACAGGAACACAAACTAAACCAAACTTTTTGTCTGCATCACCAAGGCGAATCACACGTCCAATAGTTTGACTAATGCCAATGTAATCCATGTTTCTCATGAAGAGAACTGCTTCCAATCCTTTGACATTAATGCCCTCAGAAAGGATAGAGTGATGGATAACAACAAACCGCTTGCCTTTTGTCTTGCCCCAGGTATTCAAAGTCTCAAAGAATGTCTCCCTGTCAACTTTGTTACCATCAATGATTGCGCCAGTCTTGGATGTGATCATCATCCATGAATATCCTCGCTGATACAACTCAACACAAAAGTCAGTTTGTGATACCAAACCAATGATCTGTTTAGTAGTGCGAGCAGCAATCAAGATCTTATCAACATTCTCGTCATCAATGCAACTGAGCATATAGTTTGCATCGCGATCATAGTTGATACCTTTCTCTGCCATCTCCATCTTCTTGACTACAACTTTGGGAGGGAGAATGTAACCACCATCAACCAACTCAGG